AATTGTGTTTGGACGGGGGTTCAAATCCCCCCTATTCCACCATATTGAAAGAACGACTTTGATACAATAGTTATCAAGGTCTTTTTTTATGCGAATATAGGGGGATTTCTCCTTTCTTCATTTCTTAAAAGTGCAAAAATGAAATCAACTCCCGTCAGCTCCAGGCCTAGTTTTTAGACCTATTTTTTATGTTCGGGGGACGATAGGCGACGATAGGAGACGAAAGGAGACGAAAGGAGACGAAAGGGCGACGATAGAGTGACGAAAGGTAAATGAATTGTTTTAAATGTGTTGGAAAATACACAATTTTGTAGTATAATTATATACGTGAGGTGATTGACGATGAATGATGCTTTATCTTTGCTTGGCGATACGATTAGAACAGCAAGAACTCAGGCTGGTCTTTCTCAAGAACAATTAGCGACTTTATCTGGTGTTGAAAGAAGTCAATTGTCTAAGATAGAATCTGGATTAATTAATGGTGTCACTTACATGACAATTACTAAGATATTTAATTCTTTAGGGATGGAACCGAAATATGTTAAAAAAGATAAATTTCAAGAGGTAGTTGTTCATCCGTTTGTAAAATGGGCTGGTGGAAAAACACAACTTCTTGATGTGATAGAGTCTCATATGCCAATAAACTATAATCGATATTTTGAGCCATTTGTTGGTGGTGGAGCATTGTTATTCAAACTACAACCACAAGCTTTTTCAATAAATGATATGAATGGTGAGCTTATTAGTGTTTACAAGTGCTTTGAAGATGATGAGTTGTATTTTAGTCTTGTTGATGAACTAGAAAAACATGAACAGAATCACTCTGAAGAGTACTATTATCTGATACGTGAAATGGACAAAGAAGCATCTTTTAGCGAACTTCCTATTTATGTTAGAGCAGCTAGAATGGTTTACTTAAATAAGGCTTGTTTTAATGGTTTGTATAGAGTCAATGCAAAAGGATACTTTAATGTACCATCTGGTAAAAAGAAAACGGTTAAATGTTTTGATAAAGATAATTTTGAAAATCTGAGATTATTCTTTAAGAATCATAGACCAGTAATTACCAACGATGATTTTGAATCGGCAGTCAAAAATGCTAAGCAAGGTGATTTTGTGTATTTTGATCCGCCTTATGATACATGGGATGAAAAAGACACCTTTACTTCATATGATAAAGATGGGTTTGGAAAAGATGAGCAAGCTAGACTTGCTAGAGTTTTTCAAGAACTATCTAATAGGGGTGTTTATGTAATGCTTAGCAATCATAATACTAAATATATCAATGAACTTTATAAAGATTATCATATAAATGTAGTTCCTGCAAAAAGAATGATAAATTCAAATGCAAATGGAAGAGGAGAAGTCGAGGAGGTACTCATCACGAACTATGAGTAAAAAGCCTTATTTTGAATCTCCACAGTTCACCCTGTATAAAGGGGACTGTTTTAAATTACTAAAGTATTTAGAACCTAAATCCATAGATATGATATTTGCTGATCCGCCATATTTTTTATCAGATGGTGGAGTTTCATGTCATTCAGGAAAGCAGGTATCTGTAAATAAAGGAAAATGGGATGAAACGTTAGCTCCCGATGACAAATTGAAGTACAATAGAAAATGGATAAGGTTATGTCGTGAAGTTCTAAAGGATAATGGAACAATTTGGATTAGTGGAACATTTCATAATATCTACTCGATTGGTATGGCTTTAGAGCTTGAGGGCTTTTCAATTATAAATAATATAACGTGGCAAAAACCAAATCCAGCACCTAATCTTGCTTGTAGATGTTTTACTAATTCAACTGAGACTATTCTTTGGGCTAGAAAGCAATTAACATCAAAGAAAAAAGGTAAACACCTATTTAACTACGAGCTAATGAAAGAACAAAATGGTGGGAAGCAAATGAAGGATGTGTGGACTATTCCGCTGGTTACAAAAGATGAAAAGAAGTATGGAAAACATCCAACACAAAAGCCACTTGCCTTATTAGATAGAATAATTGAAGCATCTACCAAAGAAGACGATTTAGTATTAGACCCTTTTCTAGGTAGTGGAACCACAGGTATTAGTGCTGTAAAGCATAATAGAAGATTTGTTGGAATTGAAAATGAAAAAGAGTATATAAAAATAGCTAAACTTAGATATGAAGAATTGGAGGAAGGCAAATGAAAAGAGATTTTAATGAATGGTTAGGGACTTTTAGAGAAAGCATTGCTAATTATACATACTATATTGATTTTAATACTGTTTATGCCAATGCAGGGAATTTGAAGGTTGAATTAAATATTTTAAATAGCCTTATTGGTGTCAAAGATATAGAAAATGAATTTGATAAACTAGTTCAAAAATATCCAGAAGTATTAAAAGCTATTCCAATTCTTTTGGCTAAGAGAGAATCCGAGATCTTTTGTATGGATGAAGAAGGAAGTCACACATTTAACTTTGCAAGAAAAACTCAAACAGTTGATGAATACAAGATGTTCATGAGAAAAACAGGATTGTTTGATTTGATGCAAAATCACCTTGTTAATAATTTGGTAGACTATGTTTTGGGTGTTGAGACTGGACTAAATTCAAATGGCAGAAAAAATCGTGGTGGGCATCTAATGGAAGACTTGGTAGAGTCATTCATTCAAAAAGCTGGGTTCGTGAAAGACAAAACATACTTTAAAGAAATGTATTTATCTGACCTAGAGAGAAAAACAAGTTTAGATTTATCATCGCTTTCTAATAGTGGAAGTACTGAGAAGAGGTTTGATTTTGTTATTTTAAAGAATGGCCATGCCTATGCTTGTGAATGTAATTTCTATGCTTCAGGTGGTTCTAAGCTGAATGAAACGGCTAGAAGCTACAAAACCCTTGCTCTTGAGTCTAAAGGTATAAATGACTTTACATTCGTTTGGTTTACAGATGGTATAGGTTGGCGTTCAGCTAGAAACAATTTAAAGGAAACTTTTGACGTCCTTGATACGATTTATAACATCAAAGATTTAGAAAATAATATTTTAAAAAGGATATAAGGTGAGAGCGTAATGGAAAAACTAAGTAATATATTTTTGGAACGTCCATTTTTATTTCTTGAAAACAACAATTCGTTAGTTGCTTGTGGTGATAGTTTGAAACTTTTAAAGTCAATGAAAGAAAAGACTATCAATTTAATTTTTGCGGATCCACCATATAACATCGGTAAGGATTTCGGAAATAATAAGGACTTATGGGAAAGTAAAAAATCATATGTTGATTGGTGTAAAGAATGGATTGATGAGTGCTTTAGAGTTTTAAAAGATGATGGTACTTTTTATTTTATGACGGCTACACAACATATGTGCTTTTTAGATGAATATGTACAAGAAAAATATAACGTTATTTGCAGAATTATCTGGACGTATGACAGTTCTGGAGTTCAATCAAAAAAATGCTACGGTTCTTTATATGAACCAATACTTATGGTTAATAAGTCAAGTAAAGCTAAATACACATTTAATGGAGATGACATATTAGTGGATGCACCAACAGGCTCTAAAAGAAAGCTAATAGATTATAGAAAAACCCCTCCTCAACCCTATAGTGATAAAAAAATCCCAGGAAATGTATGGAATTTCAATAGAGTTAGATTCTTAATGGATGAATATGAGAATCATCCTACTCAAAAGCCCGAACAATTATTAGAAAGAATTATACTAGCATCTAGTAATGTAAATGATATAGTTTTAGATCCGTTTAGCGGTTCATTTACAACATCTGCTGTTGCAATTAGACTAGGACGTAAGGCAATAGGCTTTGACTTAAATGAAGATTATATGAAAATTGGAATTAGAAGAACAAACATAGCTGATATTTATAATGGAGAAAGTTTGGAAAAAGTTAAAGTCAGAAAAACCCATAACAAATCTAAAAAAGATCATGAGGAAGGAGAATAAAGAATGAAAGATTTTATAAAAACAATATTAGTTAAACACTTCCCAGCTGAATATGAACAAATCTTCAAATCTTCAGACTTGCTTCAATATTTGGATTTAAAAACATCTGCAATCTACGGAAATGCAAAGACTAGAAAAAGTCTTGGAAATATATATGCTATCTACTCTATATTGCATTATTATATTTGCGACGGCTTCTTTAATAATGCCACACGTTACAAACAGTTTGGTGGATATGAGTTTACAAAGTTACTTACTTTTTGTCGTAGTCTTTATGGTGGAGAAAAAATTCAAAATCACGCCCTTAATTCAAGATTAAATTTAGAGTTTGATAATAAGAGCGCTAGTGCTAGTAATAAAGGGAAATATATTATCGTTCAAGATAATGGAAAATATATGATCCACATAGATTATTTATATGTGAATGATAAAGATATTTCAGAAGCGGTTGTAGAAATTATAAATGAATATGTAAGATTGCTAAGAAAAAAAGATGATGATTTAATAGAAAAACTGGAAAATTTATCAAACGAAAGAGATATAAACATAGTAAAAACTAGCATAGAAGATTTACTCACATACGATTCAGAGGCTAGGGTGTTTGAAATAATTTCATATGCTATTCTTAAAAATTATTATAAGAACACGAAAATATTTATAGGTTATACAAAAGAAGAATTGAACGAAGAATACTTGACTCTTTATAAAACTGGACGAACTAATGCGAATGATGGTGGTATTGATTTTGTAATGAGGCCTTTAGGAAGATTTTTTCAAGTGACAGAAGTTGGGAACTATGACAAATACTTTTTAGATATTGAAAAAGTACTTCATTTCCCTATAACTTTCGTTATCAAAACAGATAAAACTAAAGAGGTAATAAAAAAGGAATTCGACGCTTATATTCAGCAAAGATCTGGTGGCATGAAAACCATTATAGATAAGTACAATAACGCTATTGAAGAAATAATTACTATTAATGAATTAAAAGCTTGGTACAAAGAATTAAATGATGAATCTGTTAAAAATATCATGCAAGACATAATTCAATATTATAAAGTTGAGATGAACTTTAATGATATTAATGATTCTGAAGATTAGCATGCCTAGATTGTTGTAAAGGAGAAACGATATATGGCAATAGGTAAATTAAAAGAAGTAGATTTAAGAGACATTTGGAAGCACGAAGAATATGATTTTTCAAAATGGCTAGCTAAAGAAGAAAATATATCAGAAATTGGTGAGATTCTTGGACTTTCACTCATTGATGTAGAAACAGAAAAACAAGTAGGTTCTTTTAGTTGCGACATTTTTTGTAAAGATGAATTCTCTGATAAAAAGGTTATAATCGAAAATCAACTTGAAGCAACAGACCACCGTCATTTAGGTGAAATTCTTACATATGCTTCAGGTTTAGATGCTTCTATTGTTGTTTGGATTGTTAAAGAAGCTAGGGCAGAACACGCAAGAGCAGTGGAATGGTTAAATGAACATTTTGATAGTGAAGTATCATTCTTTCTAATAGAAGTTCATGCATATAAGATTGGAAACTCTGATCCAGCACCTCAATTTAAAGTTATAGAGCAACCTAATGATTTTGCTGTACAAGTTAAAAAGAATAATAAAGCTGGTGAAAAATTCAACCAAACAATGAATTATAGACTAGATTTTTGGACTAAATTCAATGAGGTTTTAGTTGGAAGAGGAAATCCATTCAATAAAAGAAAACCAACAACAGATCATTGGTATGATGTTTCAATTGGAAGTTCAAAGTGCCATTTAGGAATCGGTCTAATTAATAAAGATAATAAGATTCATGTCTATATTTGGGTTAATGATTCCAAAGAACAATATGATGCAATATATGCTCATAAAGATGAGATTGAATCCGCGACTGGATATACATATGTTTGGAATAGAAACGATAGCAAAAAGGCATCAAATATTACTGCATCTATTCCAGGCTTAGATTTTGAACATCAAGAAAACTATGAAAATTTAATGAATCAAACTATTGATTTATTAGTGAAGCTTAGAACTGCTGTTAAACCATATCTAATATAAAAAAACAAAGGAGTCATCATTACCTTTAATCGGGTAGCGGTGGCTCCTTTTTTTGCGTTCTAGTCTATAAATAGCTCTGGAACATTGTATTGAATTTCTTTAAGTTCATCTTCAACAGATTGTTTGCCACAATCAAGTAGAGTTTTCTTTAGCTTATAACCTTGAGCATCCTTGTGAACATATTTGTCTTTATGTTCTCTGATAAACTCAGCGGTATCTCTTGTTAGACCATTTCTTTGAAAGAAGATAGTTAGTTCATTTGTTGAACCATATTCTACATACTCATACCAATCATTATCAAATGGCTGACCATCAGTCTTTAATTTTTTGTATTCTGTAGAGAAACGCAAGAAGTAGTTAGCTATACTAAATAGTATTACATTTTCAATTATACCAAGAGTATCTCCAATTAGAATGTTTCTATGTTCTTGTGAATCATTATATGGAATAACTTGACGATGATATGAAATATTTCTAAAATTTTGAAGATTATATTTCATAGCATTTCCGAGTAATTGCTTTAGTCCGCTACCATTCATCCAGTTAGTAAGAATTACAGCATAATACTTTATACTTTGTCCTCTACCAATAGTATCTTTTTCGTATAATGGCCATTTAAAAATAATGGATAGTTTATTTAAAAAATCGACTAAATCATCATAATCAACTTTATCATTAATCAGTGAAGGGTATTGTAGTCCATTATTGATAGCAATGATTAATCTTTGTGTTTGGTCCACAGAAACGTTAATATCATCATCTGGTTTAGGCTTATTCGGTGCGATTGTTTCAAAATGGTCTTTGATTTGTTTAATAGTATTATCATCTAGAAAACTATCAAATTCTTTTCTTACAACGGATTTTCTATTTTTAGTAATATCACGAAGAAGAATAAGGCCAACCTTACGCATTAAATCGTATGATTCATCACCTTGACCGTTTAATTGATTAAACTCAGATTTTCCTTCTTTAAGACAATTAACGATATATTGTTTTTGCTCTGTGGTAACATCTTTTGAAATAGAAATCTTTTGTTCTGGAACATCTTTTTGTAATAATTCTTTGATTGTCTTTTCTGATTGGCTTTTCTCATTATGACGAATAATAAAGACATTACCATAAAGATTATATTTTATTCTTCCAACACGTCCTAATAGGTTTTTAAACTCAATCTGGGACATGTTTCCTTGACCATTTCTATAGCTAATAACAAATAGATTATCTGCTGGAAGATTTACACCTTCAATAAGAGTAGAAGTACAGAAAATCGTTTTTATTAATCCATTTCTATAGTTTTCTTCGATAGTGGTTCTAATATGAAGTGGAAGGTATCCTACATGGTAAGCAACCCCACACTTTATTAAATCTGCAAGGTAATAATCATCATGTATCTCATCTTTAATTTCTTTTGCTAATGCATCTAGTTTTGAATCGTTAAGTGGCTGAATATTTGAAGAGTATCTTCTTGCTAACTCAACGGTTTTTTCTTTACCAGAACAATAAATAATGTTTGATTTATCTTTATCTAAATTTATTACTTGTTTAATAACATCGAAGTAATCTTTGGCTTGAATGTCATCTATTTTAATGAATGGATCTTTTTCTTTACTTCTCTCATTGAAAATTGAGAATTCACCTTTAACCAAATCAATAATATATTTCATTTGACTTACTGGAGTAAAAGAAGTAGATAGATAATTTTCATTTATTCTTTGCTCATCAGGTAATGCCTCAAAAAACTCTTGAGGATTTGGAATATTTGGTGACGCTAAAATCACATGTGGTTTTCTTTCTCTCTGAACCAACATATCTGTTACTTTATAGTAGAAGGCACTACGTCCATCACCTTCATTGATTTTGTGTGCTTCATCTATGAAAAGATAATCTACAGATATTTGAGGATAAGACATAAGCATATAAAGCATTCTTTCAGGAGTGACAACCATTATGTAATTTAATCCATCTTGCTTTAAAAATAAGGAGTTACCTGAAGTCACAACTTTATAATTATTCTTTGCCAATTCATCTTTTAAATCCTCTTGAACGATACCAGATGATATTTCAGTTATCAAAGCTTTAGTAGGAACAAGAATAGCAAAGTTGCCTTTGAAACCATTTAAGATTTTATCTTTAATAAACATTCTCATGATTAGGGATTTGCCCATAGAAGTAGGACCAGAATAGGAAAAAGAAACATCCTCTAAATGTCCATATATTTCTTTTTGAGAATGGAAGAAATACTTGTCTTCTTGATATGGAATTGCTAAGTAATCCAAATCGAATTTTTCATACAACTCATCGAGAAAAGAAGTATTTTTGTATTTGGTTTTGATAAGTTCCAAACCACGATAATTTCCAATGCTTGCCAAAACAGAGGATGCATAGGCTTTAATTTTGGCATCGTTAGGATATATAGCATTTAAAAGAGCCACAATTTCCTGAGCCCATGTCTTATGTTTTTCTGAGTTTGGATGGCCAGCAGATTTGGATAATATATCAGCAAATCTTAATGCATCATCTTTATCTATTGGCTTATTTCTAAATTCTTCATGAAGAAGTTTCATTGAATAGTTAAAAAGGATTCTTTGATATATTTCTTGTAAATACTCGTTTTTATCTATTTTATTGAATATTACTTCACCAAGAGTTGCATCACGAGGTATTGCCATAATTACACCTCCAATGCTTCCGCAATAACCATGTCCTTATCTTTTAGGGCATCATTTAGCGGTAAAATATAAATATAGAATGAATGGTTTTCTAGACTTAAACTCTTAATTTTAGATTCAATATATGGAGTAATGGCTTTAATGTCATCCTCCATTTTTTCTTTTACTGCATCTTTAAATTCATCATTGCTTAAACCAGTATTATCTACATTAGCTGTATAACCAAGAAAAATACCATACGCCTTATCTGGCTTTGATACACCAGATCCTTTTTTAGGCAAAATAATAGACTCAAGTGCAGCATTAGTTTTAGCATCAAATGTTTTATTAAAAATTGTGCTTTCAATTAATTCATATTCTTCGCTAGCAGATGCAGCAACTTTCTCGATTTGAAGAAAAGCATTATCTACAGCTTGATCCAAAGAGTCATATGTATCAGTTGCACCAAGAACTATTTGATTATATGGCAACAATCCCTTTTTAAGGCTTAACACATGAATGCCAGAAGAGAATGTACTAAATTCACCGCTTTTGTTTTGGAGTTCAAGTTTAGAGAATATCTTTGGTGCACCTAGAACACACTCCAAGAAAGAGTAGAGCATAATTTCATTGAAGTGGTTAGTTTCAGGACTTGCTTTCATTTTCTTTTTATATGCTCTAATTGCATCAGCGACGATTAAATCAGTATCACCATTTAGTCTATAGTTGTTTCGTTGAGCTCTTGAATAGATGTAATTGCCAATGTTCCTATATATGAACTTTTTTAAAGAATTATAATCAATATTTGCATTAATAAGATCAAGGCAATACATTTTTACTTCATTGTTGTTTGGTATTGATAACTTATTATTAGTTATTTCCTTGAACACTCTATCAAATTGACTTTTATCCAAAGTGGAAGTCAAAGTAGATGTTAATGATTTTATTGAATCTTCAAAATTAATTTCATCAGAATTTGAAACGAATGACACTACGTAATCATTCTTAATTTCTTTGATATTATCTTTATAAGGTATGTTTTTAACAGCAATTGCACAGTAATAGAAAATGTTAGCCAATAGCTCTTCAAAGCAGAAGTATTGCTTATTAACGATGTCTTGTTTTGTATAGCCTTCAGATTCATAACCAACAGTAGTGGTATCTGGTATGTCATCTTCATTTAAAACATCTCTAAAAGCTAGAACAACAGCTTTGTGAAGTTCAGGCTTTAATGCTGGAATGATATTTTTCTTAAAATGAACTACAAGTTTATCTTTATCGTAAGTAATAAGATCGTCGTAATCAACAAGATTATTTTTTCCAGATTTCAAGTGTCCTTGAAGAGTATCATCACCGTAATCTTGACCATTACCAATAAAAGAAAGAAGCGTGCTAAAAAGAGCCAGTTGTTTGATATTTCTAGCTTGCGAAAGAATATTCAAAAAAGTACCTATGCATAGTTTCTTCACAACAATCATGCCTCCTCTTCAAAGATTACTTCTACGATATCACCTATATTGCAATTAAATACTTTACATATATTACCTAGCGTTTCTAGGCTTACAGCTTTACCTTTGCCCATGTTGGACATAGTAGTGGCGTTAATGTGGGCCTTTTCTGCTAGGTCTTTTTTTATCATTTGGTGATCTATTAACAGTTTCCAAAGTTTATTATACGAGTATTTCATTATCACACCTCGCTCTTTTTTATGCATTGTTTTTATTTATTCAATTATACCATATATGGCTTTTTTTCACAATGAGACTACTATACTTTTTTAGATTAAAACTACTGAAAACAGGAGTTATAAAAATCTGCCAGGTCACTGCCAGGAAGTGCCAGGTGGACAGCCCTATTTTAATAAAAATATATGAGTAAAATGAAGGTATAAGGCACGAGAAACATTCGATGTCTTGTGAGAATTTAGCAACTCCATCGCTGCAGAAGATGGCCTCAAGTTCATAAGTTCTCAAATTACATAAGGATGCTCTTATGAGGAAAGAGCGTACTAACAAATTTCGATCTTGGAGGAATCCAAAAAATCGAGGTTATAAGTACGTTTTTTCGTCATGCCTTGAATCTGTCAGTCCTCCGAGAAAAAGGAGGATTTTTTATGGCAGAATTACAAGAATTTTATTCGACTAGAGAAGAGGTTGAAAAAGCTCTAGCTGCTTATAACGAAGGCAGACCTCGAAATGAATGGATGTTCTATGTTCGTGTTTATGATTCATGGAACAGAAAAGCAATGTACATACCTTGTACAGAAGAGTTCTTTCACTTTTATAGGAATCAAGAAAGAGAAGAAAGAAGAGCACGTGACATTGAAACACGATGCGTAGTTCCATCAGCTCATTTTGGTTTTAAAAAATGCATGGAAGATTGTGATAACTGTCCGTACGGAAAACTTAAGAGAGATGGTGCACCTTTATCGATAGATTACACCTATACAAATTCCAAAGGCGAAGAATATGAAATCGAGATTGAAGACGATAGTCCTAGTAGTGCTGACTTAATTATTGAAGAAGAAAAACAAGAATTAATAAAGCAATTGCTCGATGAATTAAAACCTGAGGATAGAACGATACTTGATCTTTATTCTAAAGGAAAAAGCGACTCTGAAATTGCAGTGGTTATAAAGAGTAAGAAACGAACTGTCTGTGACAGAAGAAACAAGCTAATTCAAGAATTGCAAATCAAGATAAAAAAATATTTTTAGAAATTTCCGCCCGATGAAATTGGACTACGCCATTGGTTAGTAGGAAGGGATAAGAACTTCCAAATAATCAAAAGGAGGTAGAGCCCATGAACTCTAAACAAAGAGCAGCTAATGGCAAACCTTTACTCACTGATTTTGAAGTCGTCAACAACTTATTGATGATTTCTGCGGTGAGTAAAGCATTAGCAAAAAACGTGTTGTTGCGATCAACAAGAAGTAATCAAAAAGGAGGTAATCATTATGGCGGAAGAAAGAAAACACAGTATCCTCGCACCAAGTTCTAAGGAGTGGATTCATTGTGGATTTTCAGCAAAGTTTCTTGCAAACAAAGAAGAAGAGATAACTGAAGCTAATCAGTTTGGTACTGAATGCCATGCTCTTGCTGAGTACTACATTAAAAAGTCTTTAAAACTTAATGATTTTGAGGAAGATTCAATTTCTTTAGAAGACTTGAAGTCGTCATTTATTTACTACGATGACGAAATGGAAAAGCTCGCTTCAGGATATGCAAACTACGTGGTTGGAACAGCTGACTATGAAGCGAAAAGGACAAGAAAGAAGCCGATTGTTTTTGTTGAGCAGTTACTTGAAATGGACTATGCACCAGACACGCATGGAACTGCAGATGCCATCATCATTTCAGACGATGTCTTAACCATTATCGATAACAAAACAGGCTTCTTAAAAGTGAAGGTACGAGATGAAGAAACTGGTGAGTTAAATAGTCAATTAGGTATCTATGGTTTGTTTGCTTACAAGCTATTCAATGAAATTTATCCGATTAAGAAAGTAAGGCTCGTTATCTATCAAGAAAGAATCAACAACATCTCTGATGAAACGATAGATATTGAAGACTTACTGGAATGGGAAGTTTCAGTTTTAAGACCTGCAGCAAAGGAAGCAATGAATCCAAATGCAGAAGCGGTAAGTGGTAAACATTGTAAGTACTGTCCTGGACGTGCTGTTTGTGCCAAGAGAAATGAAGATTCACTTAAAAATCTTGATATTAACAAGAAGCCAGAACTTTTAAATGAAGCAGAAATTGAAGCGTTACTTCCAAGACTAGATCTCATCATTGAATATTGTGAATCAGTTAAAGATTACTGCTTAAAGAAAGCATTAAACGGTAAGAAGTGGTCTGGATTCAAGTTGGTTGAATCAACCACTAAAAGAAAGTTAAGTGATGAAAAGACAGTTGAAAAGTTACTACTTGATAAAGGGTATAAGCCTTATTCACCACAAAAACTTATGAGTATTACTGAACTTCAAAAGTTACTTGGTAAGGCTACATTCAATGAGCTACTTGCTGATTATATCACTAAGCCAAAAGGCCAACCAGTGCTGGCTCCTGAATCTGATGCCAGAGAAGAATACATAACGGAGGAAAAATAGAAATGTTGAAAATAGAAACAGGTCTCGAAAAAAGACCATTAAAAGTAGTTATTTATGGAGCTGAGGGTATTGGTAAGTCAACCTTTGCATCTCAGTTTCCAAATCCTATCTTCTTAGATACTGAAGGCGGGACATCTAGCCTTAATATCAGAAGAGTTAAATGCGGCGAGAGTTGGGAATACTTTCTTTCCTGCATAGAAGAGATCACAAAAGATCCATCCATTTGTAAAACTGTTGTCATAGATACTGCCGATTGGGCAGAGGCACTTTGCACTAAGTTTGTTTGTGAGAAATACCGCAAGGCAAATATTGAAGAATTCGGATTCGGTAAAGGATACACATACCTTTCAGATGAATTCTCTAAATTACTTGAACTATTGGATAAATGCATTAAAGCAGGAATCAATGCGGTAGTTATCGCTCATGGTAAACCACGTAAGTTTGAACTACCAGAAGAAGCAGGACAATTTGACCGTTGGGAAATGAAACTAACTCGTCAAGTTGCACCTTTACTAAAAGAGTGGTGCGATATGCTCTTATTTTGCAATTACAAGACATACATCGTTACAACTGAGAACAATACTAAGAAAGCACAAGGTGGCAAAAGAGTTATTTATACATCACATCATGCTTGTTGGGATGCAAAGAATCGTTTTGACTTACCTGCAGAAATGGAACTTGATTTCAAGGCAATAAAGCATTTGTTTGGCGATAATAAGCCTCAAACTCCGCCTGTGTTGGAAGATAAAAAGGAATCCGACTTGTTAACCAAAGTCAAGAAACTAATCGAAAATAACGGGCTTACTGTGGCTGACGTTGAAAGAGTGGCAGCAGAAAAAGGTCACTATGATGCAAGCCAACATTTAGAAGATTATAGTGAGGAATTCTTAACTCGCTGGATTATTCCAAACATTAAGAAAATAGCGGAATTCGCAAATAAATCAAAAAAGGAGACTAAATAATTATGGAAAATAATAATTTAAATAACCAAAACATGGTCATGGATTGGGATGACCAAATTGAAAATGATGGACAGGAGTTTGTGCTTCTTCCAGAAGGTGATTATAACTTTACAGTTACAAACTTTGAAAGAGGTAGATTTCCAGGAGGACCTAAGATTCCTGCTTGTAATAAGGCAACAATCACAGTTCAAGTTGAAGCTGAAGAGGGCCTTGCAGTAATTAAGTTTGACTTGCTTCTTTATAGAAGTGTGGAATGGAAGATTTCGTCTTTCTTTAGATGTATCGGACAAAAGAAGCATGGTGAGAAGTTAACAATGAACTGGAACACTGTCATTGGTTCAAAAGGACGTGCTCATATTAAACAAAGAAAATATACAAATCAATACGGTGAGGAAAAGACAATCAATGATTTAGAAAGATTCATTGATTATGATTCTAAATTCTTTGATGGAACTCCTGCAGGTATGGTTGAAGTCAGTGATGACGATCTCCCATTTTAATAGGAGGTAATCGCTATGTACCAACTTAGACCTTATCAGGAAAATGCGGTACAAGCTGTGCTAAATGAGTGGAATGAGGGGCATAAGCATACTTTGCTTGTGCTCCCTACTGGCACAGGCAAGACAATCGTATTTTCTAAAGTTATTGAAGAAAAAGTAGGTAGTGGATCTAACGCATTAATACTTGCTCATAGAGGAGAGTTATTAGATCAAGCTGCCGACAAATTATATGAATCAAGTGGACTAGAATCTGCTCTTGAAAAAGCTGAAGCAACTAGCGTTGGAACAGATAAAAATGTAACAGTAGCATCAGTTCAGACGTTGTCTCAGGATAAAAGATTAGAGCGATTCGATAAGGACCACTTTGATGTAATCGTAGTAGACGAAGCACATCATTCCCTTAGCGATACATACCAAAAAATCCTTAATTACTTTGATTCTGCCGATGTTTTAGGTGTTACCGCTACGCCAGATAGAGCTGACCAAAAGAATCTAGGACAATTCTATGATTCAAAGGCTTATGAATATACATTAAGCCAAGCAGTAAGAGAAGGATACCTATGTCCAGTTAAAGCACAGATGATTCCTCTTGAATTAAATATCAATCAAGTGGGTATTTCCAATGGTGATTATGCTGTCGGAGAAATAGGAAGTGCTCTTGAACCATACTTAAATCAAATCGCACTTGAAATGCTTAATTATTGCAAAGGTAGAAAGACAGTAGTCTTCTTACCGCTTGTTAAAACAAGCCAAAAGTTCTGTGAACTATTAAATGTTCATGGATTAAGTGCAGTTGAAGTAAATGGTAACTCAAAGGATAGAGAAAAGATACTTAAAGATTTTGAAAATGGTGAATACGAAGTTCTTTGTAATTCAATGCTTTTAACTGAAGGATGGGACTGCCCAGCAGTAGATACTATCGTCGTATTACGTCCAACTAAAATCAGAAGTTTATATCAACAAATGGTCGGACGTGGTATGCGTTTAGCACCAAATAAGAAAGAACTTCTATTACTAGATTTCCTATGGCTTACTGAAAGACACGATCTTTGCAGACCTTCATCGCTTATTTCTAAGAATGAAGATATCGCCAAAAGAATTGATAAGATGGTCGCAAACACTGAAGGTGGCATTGACTTATTAGCTGCAGAAGACCAAGCAGGAAAAGATATCGTCAAAGAAAGAGAAGAGTCGCTTGCTCGTGAACTTGAGGCTATGAAGAAGAGACAAAAGAAACTTGTTGATCCTATTCAATATGCTCTTTCAATTGCTGCAGAAGACTTAGCAGACTATGAACCAACATTTGCTTGGGAATGTGGCCCTGTTACTGAAGGCCAAAAGAATAAGCTTGAAAGATTAGGAATCAATCCAGATGATATCGAAAACTGCGGACAAGCATCTCTTTTAATCACAAAACTAATCAATCGTATAGATGCAGGCCTTGCAACACCTAAACAAATCAGACTTCTTGAAAAGTATGGATTCTATCATGTAGGTGAATGGACATTTGATGCAGCAAGCAAAATGATTTCTAGAATAGCAAACAATGGCTGGTTCGTTCCTAGAAGTATAGATGTTAAGAATTATCAACCAGCATAAGGAGGAGACTATGGACAATAACAATAATGTTTTAGAAGCACTTAAACATATAGATGTTTCATCTCTTTCTTATCAAGAGTGGGTGAATGTTGGGATGGCTCTTAAAAGTGAGGGCTATCCCTGCTCTGTATGGGACGACTGGTCAAGAAATGACAGCAGATACAAACAAGGTGAGTGTGAAAGGAAATGGGAGACATTTCAAGGAACAGCAAATCCTGTAACTGCAGGAACAATCGTTCAGATGGCTAAGGACAGAGGTTATACGCCTTTTCGCTTTGAAGGCGATGGTTGCATGGAGTGGGATGATGTCATTGAATACGATGGTGATGGAACCACTTTTGAATTAAAGAAAGTAGAAACACCAGCTGAACAACTTATCAAATATTTAGAAACCTTATTTAAGGATAATGAGTATGTCGGTTATGTCACAAATGACGTATGGCAAGACCAAGATGGAAAGTTCATGCCTTCAAAAGGTGCATTCGATAGAACTGCAAGTGAACTTATAACATCTTTAAAGAAACATCCTGATGATATAGGTGCTACGTTTGGTGATTACAAAGAAGAGTGTGGTGCTTGGATTAGATTCAATCCTGTTGATGGAAAAGGCGTAAAGAATGAGAACATTACTCGTTTTACTTATGCTTTAGTCGAATCAGATGAAATGAGCCTAACTGAGCAAGATGCTATGTATAGAAAGTTTGAACTTCCAATAGCATGCCTTGTTTCAAGCGGTGGTAAAAGTATACACGCCATAGTTCATGTAGATGCTGAAAATGCAGAAGAATATCGTAAGAGAGTTGATTTCTTATATGAGTTTTTAGAAAAGCATGGGCTATCTGTAGATAAGCAAAATAGAAATCCATCGAGGTTGTCAAGAATGCCAGGAGTAACAAGAAATGGAAAACAACAAACACTTCTAGCAACCAATATAGGTCGTAAGTCTTGGATTGACTGGCTTGATTATGTTGAAGGTGCAGACGATGAACTTCCAGTTCTTACACCTTTAACAAAAGAAGTAATAGATCATCCTCCAGTGCTTCCAGATGAACTTATAAAAGGCATTGTCAGATGTGGACACAAATTACTTATTTCAGGTTCTTCAAAAGCAGGAAAGTCATTTCTTTTAATGGAACTTTGTATTGCTCTTGCAGAAGGAACGACGTGGTTGGGCCTAAATTGCCGCAAATCTAAGGTTTTATATGTGAATTTGGAAATTGATCCTGCAAGCTGTATAAACCGTTTTGTGGCCATTTATAACGCCTTAAAGTTAACACCAAAACATAGTGAAGATATTGTTATTTGGAATTTGAGAGGACATGCAGTGCCTTTAGATAAGTTAGTTCCAAAGCTAATAAGAAGAATCAAGGATCAAGGCTACAATGTGGTCATAATTGATCCTATTTATAAGGTTATTACAGGTGATGAAAACAACGCCTCTGAAATGGGTGCATTTTGTAATCAGTTCGATAAGATTTGCAACGAAACAGGCTGTGCTACGATTTACTGTCATCATCATTCCAAAGGTGCTCAAGGTTTCAAAAAAGCAATGGATAGAGCTTCAGGAAGTGGTGTATTTGCACGTGATCCAGATGCTCAACTTGACCTTATTCAGCTCGATTTAGATAAAGATTTCATTTTAAAGAATGCAGATAATCCATTATCAACAGCATGGAGACTTGAATCATCGCTTCGTGAATTTCCTAATATCAAGCCTATTAATTTCTGGTTTAACTATCCGCTTCATGTAATTGATGATGTCGGAATCTTAGAAAATATCGGTGCAGAAGGAAGTCCTGAAGCGAATCTTGCAAAATCTGGTAAAAGAAAACAAACATCAGAGAATAGACGAGAGGAATTTGAGGATGCTTTTAATTCACTAAAAATGGAAAGAAAATTCTGTACTGTTAAGGAAATAGCCGAGTACTTAGACGTGTCTGAAAGGACAATTCAAAAGCGTGTAGAGGAGTTTAAAGACGAGTTTTTAGTATCAAAAGGTGAGGTTTACAGGAGGGATAAATTATGAGTTTAAGAAAAACGAATAAAGGAATATTTCTCCTATCTTCGCAAAACGAAGAAGAAAGGGAAAAATCCCTATCTTCGGAAAACGAAAAAAGGCTTTATATATATGTATCTTCGTTCGCTACTCTCACGTACGCTCTCTCGTCGTACGGTAGGATAGGGCTGAAAGCCGAGCCCTATCCCCTACGAACGAAAGACCGAGAGCCTTTGCCTTTCTTCGCTAATTTCCAAAAAAATAAAAAAGGTTGTAGGGAGGTAGTGGTATGAAGATGTTTCTTTTATTAGATCCTCCAAGAACAACAGCACAGATGCAGAAGGTAGCAGTAGTTCATGGAAAGCCTAGATTCTATAAACCAGACAGCGTCTTAAAAGCAAAGAATGAACTAATCACTTTCTTAAGGCCGTTCAAATTAAAAGAACCGATTAATGGTCCTGTTGAATTGAAGGTCACTTGGTTGTTTCCTAAGGACTCAAAGCACAAACACAATGAGTGGAAGATAACTAAACCTGATACGGATAACTTAGAAAAACTCTTGAAGGACTGCATGACAGAACTTGGCTTTTGGAATGACGATGCACAGGTAGTAAGTGAGCATGTGGAGAAACTTTGGAGCAAAGAACCTACAGGCATCTCAATAGAAGTCAATGAATTAACTAGATTTAAGGAGGGCAAGGAAGATGGATAAGAAAACATATCTATGTAGATACCACAATCTACTTGAAAAGATACAAAAGAAAAAAGAGTACATATCTTTCTGTAATGAAAGAGCTGGTTCAATTCCTGGCCCTAGTTATGGTGAAAGGATAAACAATCCTAGTCCTAGTTATGAAGCACCATTTGTTAAATGGGTTTATAGAGCAATTGATGCAGAAAAAGAATTACAAAATTTAGAATCAAAAATTGAAGTGGCTAAGAATGAAATCGAAACAGCGATATCTAAACTTGAAGATGAAACTTTACAAATGATTCTTGTCTATAGATATATAGATTGGCTTTCATGGAGTGAGATTGCTGCAAAGGTTTATTACTCTGACAAGACAGTCAGAAGAAAACATGACCTTGCAATAGAACTATTAAAAATTGACCAGGTATGACCAGGCGTGTCCAATGGTGTCCTTGTCAATAGTGTGGTATGATATAATTGGCAAAAGCCATAGATAATAGTGAAGCTCATGAGGTCAAACTCGTGGGCTTTTTTCATGCAATAAGGAGGTAGTGATATGCCACATAAGTTTAAGAAACCATGTGCTTATCCAGGCTGTCCTAACCTTACTGATGAACAATACTGTCCAGAACATAAGAAGTTTGTGATGGATAAATACAACCAGTTTAATCGTGACACTAAAAAGAAATACGGCAACAACTGGAGAAGGATTAGAGCTCTTTATGTGAAGCAACATCCGCTTTGTGAAAGGTGTTTAAAAGAAGGAAGAATCACACCAGTTGATGAAGTTCATCACATCTTACCTGTAAGACAAGGTGGATCAAATGCTTTCTCTAATTTGATGTCATTATGTCATTCGTGCCATGAGAAAGTTCATCAGGAGATGGGAGATAGACCTAGGGGCGGTGCAAATCCTAAAAAGTAACTCAAGCGACAGCGGGGCAGGGGTTTCACGCGAATTTTTTTGAGTTCAAAGGGGTATATAGGAGAAGGAGGTATTAGCCTATGGCTAAAGACGGTACAGCAAGAGGCGGTGCAAGGCCAAATTCAGGTCCAACAAAGAAATCAGCTAGACCAAAACTTAATGATGGAGCGGTGTCTTTAAATACAGATGTTGAACTAGAAGGTGTAGATGTACCACCAATTAAAGATTTTTTAACTGCCAAGCAAAAAAGTGGTAAAGACCTACAAGCAAAAGATGTTTATAAGTCGGTCTATGCTTGGTTAAAGAAAAGAGGCTGCGACAAGTTAGTATCACAACAACTAGTCGAGCAATATTCAATGATGGTCTCACGTTGGATTCAATGCGAAGAGGCAATCAGCGAATATGGATTTCTGGCA